GCCTGGCGATAGATATCAGCTTGGTAAGAGGCCATGCCCTGGGCCAGCACCGCGTTATCCTTCGCAATGTTGTATTCACGGATGCCTTCTTTCATCGTGTAGTTTTGCAGAGACTGCGCCGAACCCGATAGCGGATCGACCCCACCAGCCGCGGCGCGGGCAACAATCGTGCCCATCGTTTCATTCATGTTCTTGAGGATATCCGCGCCTTGCTGCTTATAGGCGATGGCCTGGCTGCGCCCCTGGATCTGCGCCTGGGCGGCCTGGGCATTGTATGCCTTGCGCTGCTGCGCCCCTGCGTAGAGCTGCCCCGCTGCTGATACCGCGGCAAATGCTAACTGTGCCATCTTAGTCCCCTATACTTACGCGATATTCAATGCCGAGAAGATTAAGGCTCAACGGAGCTGTCTGCGTGATTGTGATCTGTCCCGTCTTGTTAAAGCCCAACAAGCCGTGAAGCGTTTTAAGACCTGTGTATTTGGCGATTCTATTTCTCGCCGCTCCTGGAATAGGCTCGAGATTAGGAAACGAAACCGCCTTCCCATTAACGCTCATGTTCTGGCTTTCGTAAACCAGGGCGTCGGTCTGCAATACGCGCTTGTTCACGCCAATAACAGAACCTTGGGCCATCCTTGGCTCAACGGGCATGGTCTTAATCTCAACGTCATAGCCAAGCCCGATCACAAAGGACTCGAGAGCGGGATAAGAGAACGTCACTGTGTAAGGCGACGAAACCAAAACTGAACGTGTGTTGTAATAGGCGCCATCCAAGATCTCCTCGACAGTCAACCCGGCAAGGTGGCTGGCTGTTGTGCTCGATGCGTAACTCCCAGTGATCGCGCTATCAACGGTCAGAGTGTCGTCAAAACGCTCGAGCAAATAAGACCGCTCATAATCAGTCACCACCTCATCAGTAACAACGAATGATGCCGAACCCGATTGGCCCGTTCCAAGTGGATTTAGATCCGAGATCTTGATCGTGATCGTTGTGGAAGTGGTAGAGTAAACGGCAAGCTCGACGCCGTTATACAAGGTCGCGTTGAAATCACCCAAAAGCAACGCAATCACCGGATCATCCTCTCGATAGTCACGCATCCCCTCGATAACAACTTCATCGTTCACAGCGATCGAATGAGGCGACGGGTAAGTGATCTCCAAAAACACCCCAGCATCACTGATATTGAAATCAAACCCTGTCGGAGTAATGACAGCAGCCGTTTCTTTAAGGCGACTAACGACAGCATAAGCCACGTTATTTTCGACCGCGCAGGCAAGGAATGTCCCGGTCGTGACAAACTCGCTGGCGGCAATCACATTCTGCTCTGCCAGGATCGAATAGACAGTCATGGTGCCGTCAGAATTTACCAGGAAAATCCGGTCTGACTCATCGGACGAGGACGACCTGCTAATGGTAAGGTCGATGGGATCCTTGATAAGGTGCGAGCTAAGAACAGACAAAACCCTGGTGCCATACGAGGCAACCGTATCAGAGAACTGGAAGCCGACGAGGGACTTGCCCTGGCGCTGCACAAAAACCGTTGCGCCATTAAGATCCTCGATCGGCACGCCAGCCTTTGCCCCAAGAGACGTTTGCGCACGCACCAGGAAATTGCTGGGAGTGATCGGGTTTGCTGTAGTCTGAATGACTACGAACTCGCCGCCCGTGGTAAAGATGCGCAAGTCAGAACTCGCAGCCATATTCACGATCGCATTGAGCTGTTTGGTGTTAAGAGTGGCCTCGACGCCATCATCATCAAGCGCAGTGCCAGGGTTGAAGTTAAAGTAATCTATAACCCGAGACCCCCATATAGTGTTGGGCCTGGACGTAGACCCCCCAAAATATAGTCGCCCCTCATGGAACGCAACGCTGCGCGGCCATCCTCGAGTGTTAGACCAGGTGTCCTCCCAGCCGTGCTCGCTTTCCCAGTCGCCGGAAGCTATCGCGCTCGTATCGAAAAACGGGATCTCGACGTAGGCCTTCATCACGGTGTCGCTGACATACTCAGTGTAGCGAGCGCGGCCAAAACCATTGAGCACATTCAGGTATTCACCTACCGCGGCGGGCTTGAACGCTTTAATCTCGTATTGGCTTGTTGCGTCAGGCGCCGTGTCCCAGGCAGGGTAAACCTGCGCAATCTTTAGGATCGCACTGTAAGCCTCGATATGGCGCGTCTGCCCCACCCCCGTGCCAGCTGTGATCTCGATAAACATGCCGTTAGCCTGGTTTACCGTTGTGAACGATGTGGCAGCTTTCAGCGTGATAGTATCGGCGCTGCCGCCTTGGGCTGTCCCGGTGTCAGTCGTTACGCTCGAGGCTGTGATGGTAATGTTACCAGATATGGCGCTAGGCGTTACTGTGAATGTTGGGTTATGAGTATCGATCTCAAACGCATATTGTGGGACAAAGCTCAAAGGAATGTTGCCGATCGTCCAGGATGTGTCACTGTTCCGAACAAGGCGCTGCGGCGCAATAGTCTCATGGACCAAAATCAGAGTATCAACAGCCTGGGTGTAATTGAGCTCATCGAGCATCGCAGCCGTGATCGACGTGGCCAAGTAATCATTGCCGCTGCCGTTTATGTTTGTTTGCAGCACGCCATCCTTGAAAACATAGATGCGCTGATCCACCAGAACCAAGGTGTAGCTATCTGTCACGCTGTATTCAAACGCAATGATCTTAAACTTGGAAAAGCTGTTTCCAAAGTCGTGCAGGAATCTCAAGCCTGGGCGGCGCCGAACACCGCCCTGCGGCTGAACGATCACGTTTTTCGCACGCTCCAAGGCGTTGCTATACTGGGAAAGATCCACGCGAGAGCGCAGAAGGGGATCCAGCTCGCCAACCGTGAAGTTGCTCTGAAGCTGCAAGACCCTTGTCATATCAACCTCTCACGTCAATCAGCGAGTAATCCTCGATAACAGGCGGGAGCTGCCCGCGGCTGTCCACATTCATAGCTTCGCGCAACAGACCGCCACGGCCGTTCTCTGCCGGAGATCCATACGCCAGCCCGCGGAAGTAGTCCGCTTTTGTCACCTGGTCTGTAATTACCATGGCAAGCTCTGCGGCCATCGCTGCTCGTAGAACGCGGATGAAATATGCGGGCATGTTTTCTTCGGTTACAGTCGCCTGGTAGTCGATGTAAACCGTTTCCATGTTGGTGAATAACTGCGTCCCGTAGATCTCCCAGCCATAGCTCAAAGGCCTAATGCCAGCTGCGCTGCTTGCGAAAACAGCCTGGGGGTTTGAAAGACGATCCGCAGGAAGGTCAAACGAATTTTTCCATTCGTTCACCGGATCCGTGACGTTTTGAGAGAGCTGAACCTTTTTGAGGCTCCAGCTCCAGGGATAAACTGTGAGAAGGTGAGTCTTGAGATCCGGGTAGAGCGCGCTGCAAGCGGCCGCAGCATCAGATCCGTCTGACAAAGAAGAGATCGAAGAGGCGCCGAGATATATCAGAGCCTCAGAGCAAACGGTAACGTCAGTGTCTCCTGTGGCCATCACGCGTCTCCATCGTGGCGAAGGAGGGGCCGAGTTTCCCCGGCCCCCGTTTCGTTAGTCGCTGTCGGTGTTCGCCAGCGTGGTGCCATCGTTGACGTCCACAACGCCGCCGCTGTTCGACAACACATAAACCAGTGTTGCGACAGCCGTGGTGCCAGTCGAAGTCAAGCAATAGATCAGATCGCCAACAGCCAACGTGTCGGAAAGGTCATTGAAATAACCTTCCGTGTTCACGGTAGCGATCGTGTCTGTCGTGGAATAGGAGTAAACCGAAGGGGCGTTACCCTTCTTGGAAGCTCCAATGGTTGCAAAACCAGTTGTCGAGAAAGCCATCAGTCAGTCCTCCTTATTCGGTGCAGCTGATCTTGACGATACCTTCATCGTCGATCGCCACGGCGCCAGCAGAGAACATGGAGCTGACCAGGTAGCTGGTCTTTTCGGGGACATAATTGATCTCCGATTTTTGCGCCATCGACTCGGCATAGCCCACAGCATCACGATGCCAGGCAAAGCAAGTGCGGGTGGAAGGCTTCGGCAGGCCACCCTCGTCACGGTCGCCCATGGTAAGGATGTTGAAGCCCATGAAGGTGTTGACCTCGCCACGGACGAGAGCTTTCACCGCTGCGAAATCCGAGCTTGTGATCTCGGTTTCGCCCAGCATGGCATCCAGCTGCGATGCGTGCATGAGCAGATAGCGGCCCTCAGAAGGCACGTTCTTCTCATTCATCGCCTTCGCGGTTGCGCGAAGTTTCTCGATGTTCATGTTGGTGCCAGCGCCGCCAACAGTGGTTGCAACGGTCGAGGCGCCCGACGAAGCGTTCAGAGCATCGATAATGATCTGGTCCATGCGACGTGCGATCGACTTGGAAACAACCTCGACCAGCTCACGGCGCTCGTCGAAATTGATGTGCGACTGGTGGAAGATATCGCTGTATTCAGCAGCGATGTAGTCGCTCATAGTCGCGGTGACTTGGCTATAGGTTACGTTCAAAGGAGTGACGTCTGTCTGCGGAACGCGAACAGTTGCAACGCCTTTACCGATTTTCGGGAACTTTACAGTGTTCCCCTGAACGCCAGTGCGCGTGCGGCAAGTGCCACGCAACAGGGCTTCAGCTTGATATGCCTGCTTTACCTCTGACTCAAACAGGGTAACGAAGGCCGTAGTGACATTCTGCGCCATAGCAGAACCCTCCATAAAGAGTTTTGACCAAGCGCGATCCGTTATCCTGTGAGGGCGGTCGCTTGCGCGGTGATGGCCGCGCCACCAGTGGTATCAACCACAAGAGACGGGCCGCGCAAGCGGTTATCCGACAGGGGCAATCATAAACCCAAACGATAGCTTTAGCAAGAAATTATCCTTGCGAGGCCATCCATTGCTTTTCAATGCGCGATCGGAACGCAGTGTCTGTCCGCCATCGAGGATCAGCGATAGCGGCTTCCAGATCCTCGCGCGTCATATCTGGCGATTGTGCCGAGACTTGCGTCGGGATCCCCTCGTTCGTCAAAGCCTGGTGATACTTGAGAAATGCGTTGATTGCATCTGCGCTATCCAGGCTATTGGCGATCGCCTCGCGCTCGTTGTTGTTGAGCGGCGCCTTCATCAGCAGGCGCTCGGCCATCTGGATCTTTTCAGCAGCACGCTCGCCCAGCTTCTGCATTTCCTGGTTGCGATCATACTCGAGCTGCTGCGCTTGCTCGCTGCTCAGTTGGAGAACACGCGAAGCAAGATCCTCGAAAGCAGCCTGGCTAATCCCGTTTTCTTTGGCCCATTCTTGATACGCGCCGACAGTAGGATCATCGACGTTGAGGCCCTGATCCACCAGACCGTCAAGCTCATATTTTTCAGGAGCCTTGTGCTTGCCTTGGCTGAATTTCTTTTGCAATTCGTTATAGCTCTTCGCCAGCTTTTCCACATCGGGCCCGTCCTCGTCCCAAAATTTTTCGGGGTAATAATCTGGGCGAACCAGCGGCTCTTGATCGCTATCGGTCGTCGGGGCTGGCGCTGTATTACTTGGCTCGGGATCATGTAACGCGATCGGAGCCTCTTGTGGCTCTGCTGAAACATTGTCTTGGGCCTGGGGATTGATAAGCGGGGCGTCGGCTGCGACGTTATCCTGCCCTACAGTTTCCTGGTTATCCATTATTCGGTTCTCTCTATCCGTTTCTCGATCATGCGAACGATCTCGGCCATCCCCGTCCTGACGTAGCCATAGCTATGGTCCTCGCCAGGGTTCCAGGTCGGCCTCTCTATTGTAATCGACCGCAGATGCGACAGCACCTTCTGGCCTTCTTCAGACTTGAACACGCGCCCATACAGGATATCGAGATCGTCCGCTTGTCTTGTCTCTATCCTGGGCGACTCGATCAAGCCATCCCATCCCTCATCCATCATACCATTGCTCCTGCCATCGCACCGCCATCACCAACAGGGCCAGGCTGCGCTGGTTGCTGGGCCTCCATCATGGCCTGCTGCATCTGCATCATAATCTCTTGCTGTTCAGCTTCGCTGTTCAGAATGTTCTGATCGATCCCCAGCCGCTCCGCGATAAACGCAAGAACACGCGGCACTGAGATTGACGCTTGGCCTTGTGGGCCCATAGCATTTGCGATCTGCATATACTGAACGACATCATTGATCTCCTGGAGCTTCTGCGCCTGGGCGAGAGGCGAGACAGGCGTCACCTTCACTTCGGCGCCGTTCACCTTCAACGGTAGATCAATCAAGCCTTGTTGGTCCATCACAAAGAGCGTGCGTGCAATGATCGGCACCATCGTCTCGGTAATCAGACGACCGAACGCGCTGCCCAGGTTCGTGGCCAGCTCGCGCGTGCGCTCCGCGATCTCTGTGGCCGAGCGTGCCGACATATTGTCAGGCGGCAGCGTGTCGTCCATCAGGATCTTTTTGATGTTCATGCGCAGATCATTGATAACAATCTGGCTGGTGTTAAAGTCCCCCGCCCGTGGCAGCGGGGCGAGGGAGGCGCCGTTGGGGCCGCCGTTCCTGGCTACCGCGACAACCGCGCCTGGCTGGATCTTGATGTTTTGAGGGTTTAGGACGCCATCATCCGCAGCCGTATAAACACCCGCGATCGAGAGCGATGCGTTCTTCAGCACCAGCTCGAGCGTTTTGTTTAACGTCTTAATGTCCGCAATGGCCGTGACCAGCGGCCCCCGCCCATACACCTCACCAGCGACCTTCATGTAACGCGACACGATAAACGGGCTCGATCGCATCTCACGATAAAACAGCTCTTGTTTCTTGGCTGGCCAGAAAACGTGATAGTGATAGCGCCCAGTTTCCTGGTCAAAGATCACTGCATCGCGCAGATCTAGCTCTTGATCCGGGCGGCGCTCGATCGCCTCTGCCAGCTCGGCTGTCATTTGCGCCCCAGGGAACTCACGCATCACGGCCTCGGCCTTTACGCGCAGCTGGCGATAGACGTTATCGACACTGCCATTTGCGCCTTCCTCGATCGCCACGAGATATTGCGGGATCGGAACAAAGCGCACGGGCGTGGCCTCATCGCCAGGCGTAATCATCATCACACCAGTGCCAACAGCGAGATCGAGCAGGAACTCGCCCATTGCCAGGTCGAAATTGGTCTGGCGCAGCGTCTCAAAGAGGCGCGTAGTGTAGGTATCCATGATTTCCTGGGCGCGCTCGCGGTCCTGTTCCGGGATCTGCGAGCCTACCTCGAGGCGGCACCAGGTTTTATACGGCGGGAACAGACCAGCCTGGAGGCGATTGGCGAAACGCTGCGTGGCGTGGATCGCTGTTGAGTCAAACACGCGCGCCATCTTTGCTTTACCTGCTACGCGGCCCTCGTAATACCCCGAATATAGGTTGCGCTGGGGTAGAGCGAACTCATAGCAATCCTCGTAGATAGAGCGCCATTCATCTTTGCGGGCCTGGGCCTTGGCCTCGCGCTCCATCAGCTCTTTCACATTCAGTCTAGGCATCTCTGCTCTCATTTCTTTTGCTTATGGCGGCCGCCTTCTTCCTCGCATCGGCTTTTGAGGATGCGCCCCAGGCGCGCAGAGACAGCAGCAGCCGTGTTGGTCGGCCCTTTTCGTCGCGCTCGGGCCCGTCATTGCCAGCCATCCGCGCCAGAAACGACGCCCGGCGCGGATTGTCACCAGACTTTACTGGGGCTTTGAGATTGGCACCCTCTTTGCGCTTGAAATACTTGCGGCCTGCCTGGTTAAGCCCGCCGCTCGGATTCTGATAGCGCTTGGCAACCATATCGCCACCTATCGACCAATACGGATTACAGCCGTGCCGCTTGTATAGTCGCCAGTTTTAATCCCCGCGCGGTAAACGACGACAGGCTCAGGATCGTGGCCATAGGTCTCGATAGGGGCCGTGAATGTATCCACGTCGCGCCACGTAATGCCCTGGTCAAAAGACCGCTGAACGGTGACAGTCCCAGAGAAGGTGCCCGAGATCGAGAAGTTAAATTCGCCCTGGGTATAAAGCCCATCCGAAAACGTATTTTGCGCAGAAATGTTGGCTTCGACGAGGCCGATATCCTTATCAAGAATTGCCATTTAGTTGCTCCTTTTTGGTTTGGGCTTCTCGCCTTTTTCGATACGGCGCATTGTCCCGAATACGTAGGCTTGCTTTCGCTCACCCTTTAGTCCGAGCCGCTCGGCGCTTAGGAGCAGCTTTTTGTGCAGTTTTTTTGGCATCGGAAGCCCCTTTCTTCGGCTTGGCGTCAGCCGCCGGGGCCTCGATCGGCTCCGCAGCGGGCACCTCAGTAAGGATCTTGCGGAAGATTCGCGGATCTTTTTTCGTGTTAGTCATAAGAATCAATCCATCTTGACGCCGAACGTGTCACCCTGCGAGCCCAGGCGCGTGTTCATGCCAAGGCGCCCAGGGGCCATCAGCAGGCGCAGACCGCCCGTGCGGCGCGCTCGGTTGCGAGCGGCAATCTGGGCGGCCTCTTCGCGCGTTTGAGCCTCTGCCCGCGCCTCTGCACGCTGCTGCGTCTCGGTAACGGCCGATGGCGTTGCTGGTGTCTTGCTTGCCTTGCTCAAAGACTTCGCTAGAACACCGCCAGCCGCGGCACCCGCTGCGGCGGTTCCAACCCAGGCGGGGAGTGCTGCTAATGCTGCCATTATCTGATCCTCGTCATCATGTAGTAATCATCACCCTCAGGCCCAAACTGGCGCATGAGGCTCTCTTGCTCAAAATACACTGAACGCGCAAATTTGTAAGCTGTGTAATTCGACTTTCGGACGGCTATCTGAAGGCGTCTAACCCCGTATTCCTGCTCTATCTGCGCAAATATATGCCTTCCGCCCTTCACTAGCGCTATCGCATTTTCCTCGATGCCAATGCCTGGCAGCATCCAGACCTCGGCCACGCCAGGCCACATTGGCCGAACGCCGAACAGGCACACGGGTTTGCCCTTGCCGACCAGCGTCCAGCTCAGATCCGGGATCGCCATGTCGATAATGTAACGGTGATACTCAGGAATGATCTCGAGATATCGCAGCTCATCCCCTTTCAGCTCCATGCGCAGCAGGTGCTCCGGCCGAAACGGCACCAGGTTCTGCGTCGGGCCGAGAAAACTCCTACCGAAATTCATCAGAAGATCTCGAAATCTGTGTTGGCGGTGTAGGTTCCGCCTTGGCTGGTGTAGGATCCGCGCCGCAATCGCCGCTGCTCGCCCCCGCCAAGCATCAGATACCCGAACGCATCCCCGCAGTGCGAGTGTTCGTTCTTCACCGGGCTGTCTTTGAACCGCTCCTGCCCAGCGCCCAAGCTTTGACGCTTGAAGAAATAGCCCCCGCTAAGAGATTTACGCAGCCGCAGACACTTTTTGTCCACCATCAGGCCCGGCTTGCCCGAGATCAGGCGCGACATTGGTGCCGCTCCGGCCTCTCGACGCACCTGGAAGGCGTTACTATCGGTCGGTTGCGCTTTAAAACCCAGCGATCGAAGGTGATCGAAGGCCGTAACCTCATAGATCTCGTCGCGCTTGTTGCCCGCAGGGTCGCCCCAGATCAGGATATCGTGCTTAGAATACTTCTCCGCGATCTTCGATATCATTTCCTGGCCAAAGCGCTCGAGCCCCATGTCGAATGTCACCAGCTCATCGCAGATCCGCCAGGCGCCACCCGCCGTGCGCTGCCCAAATATCGCCGCGGGCGTCAAACCAAAGTCCACGCCGATCTGAATCGGATAATACGGATCCACATCGACCGTCCCGCTCATCAGCTCATCGTCATACTCGGGCCAGACGGGGCGGCCTTCTTGGACAAACGTATACATGCCCTGGGCATAACACCGGATCCAGTCCGCGTTCTTGCCGCCGAGCAGCTGCTGATAGTATCCAGGCGGCAGATTGTTGCGGTTCTCCGCCTTCGGGTTCACCCGCCACCATTTTCCCCCAGAAAATATAAACCCCTGGCTCTCAGGGTTCTCTTTCGGCACCTCATCCGGCGGAACTTGCAGCACCCCGCCCGGTTGGCGATGAAATGTCCACGGATATTCCCCGCCGATCGGGTTTTTCTCGGCCAGCTCATGCCACCAATGGTCATTATCCGGCGGGTTGGTATCCATCCAGATGCCATACCAGGTAGCGCCCCCGTCCGCTTTAGTCGGATAGCGCCCCACCCGGTGCGTCAGGCCATCGATCACGGCCTTCGGAAGCTCTCGAGCCTCGTTCACCCAGGCGCCTGTCAGCTCGAGGGACAACAACTTCCGCACATCCTGGGGCGATGTAAGGGCCATGAAGATAACTTCGCAGTCAATCCCCGCGGCTTCACCCCTAGCAGGCAACTTCAGGTGATGCGTGATCGGCGGCTGCCACCGGATCCCGCCCCAAACATCCTCGGGGAATAATTCCTGCCAGGTCTTAATGGTGGTCGTGCGCAGCTCGGGATATGTGTTCCGAACAATGACAAACCTGGAGTAGCGAATCCCGTCCCGAGGGCTCGGCTTTTGATTCACCGCCCGCAACATTATCTCGGCTGCGCAACCATAGCTCTTACCAGAGCC